TATCTGATTCGAGTGATGGTCTATAAGTGGTAGGTAATTTTTCTTCATTACCAATCTCTACTACAGTAGTTTCTTTTATATCGAGAATATCGTCAAGTTTCTCTTTCATAATTTACTCCAAATCTGGGTATGGGTCAGCTATTACAATAACATCACCATAATTTGAATCAGCTGATATCGCCGAAGTAGGTATCGATAATAAATCGGGAGCCGTAATATTAACTGATGGTGTACTAGTATAACCTGAACCACCGTTTGTCATCGTTATACTTTGTATAGTATCGGTGTCAGTATCTACAACAATGCTAGCGGTTGCTGACGAACCTCCGCCACCACTAATAGTAACAGCTGCCGTAGAATAACCTGCTCCAACATTTGTGATAGAAATATCCGTTACCGATCCATTAGTAATAGTAGCAACAGCAGTCGCTTGTACGATATTAAGTGCTGAATATTTTGTCGGTGTATTATCTGCCAATAAACCTGGTTGATTGACAATGCGCGCTGCTTGTTCTAAACCAGATTCAGGTGCTGCAGTAATATCATCAAGAAAAGTTGTATCATAAATCTGTGTGTTTGCAAGTTTGATGATTTGCTTTTGATAATCCGGTCCAAAAAAATATCCTTTCATTGTAAAATCTAATGACCAGATCAACGCCCTTCTCTCTTCAAAACCACCTTCATATACATCGTCTTGATTTGTACTTTGTAAAACAAGTGGTATATCGAGAACAACATCAGGATCAGTTGTCAATTGAACAGTTGTTGTCCATTCAGGTGTAAAATATGGTAAAATTTGTTCTACTATTCTTGTACCATCAGTAGAGTTTTTGACAAATATTGAAAGAGTAAAAGTAATATCATATGGTACTGGATTATATCGTATCTTTTTTCTTTTGCCGAAATTATCATCATGAGCAGTAGTCACAAACTTATTAGCGGTGGGCAATTTTCTTTCGGGTGCATAATTAAATCCTGTGATTTCAAATCCCATACGAGGTAAGACAATGGAGAATGGTTGTTCTTGTGGATCTCTACCTCCATCAATTCCCTCAATACGAGCTAAGAACTTTTCGCGAGGACCGTATGACAATGGTACTTTAACCACTTGCTTAACACGACCATCTGTATTTTCTCTATTGATTTGTATATCATTGAATAGTGTGCCAAATAATATGACATACTTTCTCAGAGTGTCGTGATAAAAAGTTCTACCAAACATTAGTAACGTCCACCTTCGCTAAATGGATCTTCTTCTGAAAAGTCAACAAAATCTAATGCTGCGGTTTGGAATTCTGATGAATCATCGAAAACATCATCAGGATCAAAGTTAGATACGCCGAGAGGTCGACCAGTATTCGCATCGATAATAATATCATTATTTGCATCGAGCTGTAAGCCATCAGTAGTGGCCATGGCTAGACTATAATTTGTTTCCATATTATCAATAGCTGCGATACCGGTATTAAGCTTCTCATTACTATATTCAAACTGTTCACAAATCAGATCGTAACATTGCAATGCTCCGAGTTGATAGAAAACTGGAGCTTCGTGCTCTGCAAATTTAATGACGTATACTTTTTCTGTAAGAGGAAAATAGATGATATCGCCTTCTTTCGGCCGCGGCGAATCTTCATAATCACCGATAGACTCGTTATATCTCTTATTAGCGACAGTAAATGTGATCTCATCTCTTATCTGTATATTAAATCGAGAGAGAAAATCGCCTTCGCCCTCAAATCCTTCAACATTCTTAATATACATTTCAATCTGATAAGAATAGTCATAGGTAGACAGAGCGTCCTCATTGAGAACACCATCTTTTGACACGATAGTGCGCGGACAATACCATACGTCATGACCATAAATCTTGATTGATTCAATGATCAAATCCTCGATCAGATCTTGCTCTGATGTATTGGTAAAGTTATTGAAATATGGATTTGTGGCCATTCCTATGTACAATTCCTAAGTTGTGTGTATAATTAGCTAGTGCTAACCAATCATATCCATTACAGGCAAACTGTAATTGTTTATCATCTCATCTTCTAATCTCTTGACTTCAGCATCGGCCTCGTCATATATTTGTCGGCCGTTGAATGTCACACCGCCAGGTAATTGTAATCCCTCAAATTTCGTAAGATTTGTACCCCATTGTCGTTTGATCAACTGCGCTGTATAATGTTGTAGCCATCTATCGGCCCATACATCTGTGTATGTAGTTGGATCTACTAATTCATAAGCTTCTATTAATAGATATTGGCCTATCGCGAGATCACCGGCCGTCTCGTCTATATGTAATCTGTTTCGATGCCTATTAAATCTAATCTGTGGTTTTCCGACTAAAAGTTCTGAAACTAAAGCTAGATGTTCCATTGTCATATAATAATCAATCAGAGCCACATTTGTCAATGTATACAAATCATTAAGTGCTATCTGATATCGTATGTTAAAAATATCGCCTGATGATGTATTTGGATCACCTATTGGAAAAAGCTTGACAGCTCCTATAATATTTTCAGGCAAATCAATATATTTGTTAGAAATGGTGTTTGCATCTATTTGGTGTTTATAGTAAATCTTTTCAGTGCCGTCAAAGTGATAGTCCCAATAGAAACGCAAAGCCTGATCGATTCTGTCTTCTACTTGCAGATCGTCGACATTGATTTCTATAACAGGTTTACCAAGAGACCGAAGGCAATACTCCTTAAAATCATCTCTCGTTGTAGGAACTGCCATTTATTTTTCTCCGTAGCTTTAATTTATTTATGCAACTATGAGCGTGACCGCACTGTAATATCTTTTGGTGGATATACACGCGTTACGATATTATCTGGTTCAAACACTCTCACTACGATAAATTGATCAATATTTGTTGTAGTGCCAACTCCCGCTACTGCGGCATTCGTAATACCTCGGAATCCAGCCAAAATAAGCGTATCTGATTTGATTCCCACACCAGCAACAATTGAATCAGTCATTCCACTGATACCGATGACTTTCACTATTCTCTCTGCAGGTGATACAACTCTACTATTATTCTGAGGCAGATTAGCGCTTGTACTAATGATCTTACGAGTAGTAATACAGACAACTTGCGCTGTCGTTGTCAGCGAACCATTACCTTTGACTGTTCTCTTACCTTCGCCGTTGACAACGACAGAAGGTCGTAGATCACCATTTGCTCTCTGATGCCTGCGTGGTATATCTCCGATACCTTCAACTGTAGATTGAGATTGCAGATTACCGGTACCAAATACTTTGTGAATACCAAAGCCAGAAACAGTCGAAGCGGGTTGAACAGCGAGGCCATTCAGTGTCACTGTTCGAATATTAGATGGTGATTGTACTGTTGAATTGCCAGAAACGAGAGAACCGTTAGCTTTAATAATTCTTTCACCGATTGCAGATATCGATGCATTATCAGAAATCAAATCACCAGAACCAGGATTAGTTCTGATCACAACTGATGTGACTATCGAATCCGTCGCTACGAGATTACCTGAGCCAACAATTTTTCTTTCACCTATACCGACAGATGAACTATCAGATACGAGTGTACCAGTTCCTGTTATCGTTCTTTCACCAATACCAACTGAGCTACCAGTAGTGACAAGATCACCAACTCCTGTAATTATTCTTTCGCCTATGCCACTAACTACACAATCTGTCGGAGTGAAATTAGCATCTATAATAATTGCAGATCTGCCTTCGCCGTTAACAGTAGAGCTAGTAATTAGCGCGCCAGTACCAACTACCTTATGAATACCTGTACCGCTAACAGATGATTGAGGCGTTAGATTGATGTCAGTCGTAATCTTTCTTGTACCGCTAGCGCTGACGGCTGATTGAGTAATACCAAATATGCCATCACTCGGTATGATTCTTTCACCAATTCCAGACACTGAGACCGTTATGCTCAGATCGCCGTGAGCTGTAATATTGCGATGTACATTACTCGTAAGGATTGATGATGTACTAACGAGTGAACCTGAACCGACAATAGTTCTCTCACCAATTGGTGAAGTAACAAATATTGCTGTTGGTTGTAGTGCTGCAGAACCAATAATCTTTCTCGTACCTACACCCGCGACAGTTGCCTCTGTCTGAATTGCAACAGCGCTAGTAATTGTCCGAGTACCATCGCCTGAAACTACAGAATCAGACGCGACTATATTTCCTATCGCAACTGTAAAGACACCACCTATACCAGATACTGAGGCTGTCGTTACTAAATTACCAACACCTGTTACTGTTCTTTCACCTATACTGACAATGCTAGCAGATGTAACGAGATTACCAGTACCCGTTATAGTTCTTTCACCTACACCTACAGCAGAATTATTAGAAATAATTGAACCAGCACCAAATACTTTACGCGTACCTATGCCAGAAACTTGAGCTGATGTTGTGAGAGATATAGATGTTGTGACAGATCTTTCACCTGATCCTGACACAACAATAGCATCTGCTAATAGATCGTCATAGTTACCTCTGACTGTAACTGTTCTTTCACCACTACCCAGGAATATCGCTGTTGGATTTAAATCACCATTAGCAATGATTTCTCTCGTTCCAGTACCTGATACAGCAGATTGAGTAACTAGAGCTATACTGCCTAATATCAATCTATCACCACCACCAACAACAGCAGCATCAGTTGTCAAATTACCCGTACCTGTAATTTCACGTTCTCCAGAACCTACAGTTGACGAAGTGACAGCAAGTGCACCAGTTGCATTGACTTGTCTATAGCCCGTCGCAGATAATGTTGATCTAACTGTGAGGCTAGCGCCTTCTGCTTTTACTGTTCTTTCACCTGATCCAGTTATAGCAGAAACATTGTTTAAATCACCGGTCGCTTTAACTGTTCTAATACCATTACCTACAAAAGAGGCAGTTGGCACTAAACTACCAGATGCAGTGATAGTTTTTTGAGTCGTAGCAGATACAGAAGAGTTTGATATACCGAACACACCATTGATAAACGGTATCTCTCTTTCACCTATGCCTGAAACGCTAGTATTACCAACGCTCAGCGCCGCAGTACTTGTTATAGTACGTTTTCCATCTCCAGCTACAGATGAATTATTTTGAGGTAGAGATATAGAAGATGTAACAGTTCGATTACCAGTTCCAGCTATCGATTGAGTAGTGACAAGATTTGCTACTGCTTTAATTTCTCTCACAGTAGTACCACTGACTATTGAGTCAGTGGGTGTTAATGAGCCTGTTGCTGTAATAGCGGCAGAACTAATTGTGCCGTTAGCTGAAACGGAACTATTTGCTACTAGCAAATTGCCAGTAATTGTAATTTCTCTTTCGGCTACACCATCTACATTTGAAAGTTGGCCTGATACAACATTGAATGTTCCTGCCATACTTCCATGATATTGACAATTATAGTATAATGTATCAGGCGCATCATCAGGCACGACGAATGTAATGGTACCACTATCGATACCATTATTTGATACACCATCGTTATATTGATTTGTTGTGCCAGTGCTCGATGTGGTCTTTATCCAGAACGGATGACCCGACGCATTGATATTGAAATTGTATGTAGAACCTCGTTTGAGGTAAAGTGTAGGATTACTTACGTTGTCGAAGAGATAAGCGCTAGCTCCATCATTTGTAACTGAGTAAGTAATTGTTTCTGGGGTATGAGCACCAACAGTGCCCGAACCTGTTACAGTTCGAGTACCATTTCCTACAAAAGATGGGGTTGGAGCGAAATTACCTGCAGCAGTAACTTCACGTTGACCAATGCCTGATACAGTGGATTGATCAGATACAAGTGATCCGCCGGCGGTAGTGATTGGAGTAACAGTAACGCTACCAGATACAGACGCGTTATCGGACTGTAAACTACCCGAAGCCTCTTCGAATTTCTTTACATATCCGACATCAACATAATCGTCTGCTACATATATTATGCGTGCCACTGTCTACTCCTAAACGATAAACAGCCACGATCTTTCGATCGGGCTGTCTATGTTCTAGTCAGTTACTAGATCAATTAGGTGCAGTATATGTAAGCGAAGTAACTGACAGGGTGTCACCAGTACCAAGAGTGGTAGATGACAACAAGATTGAGCCCGTTCCTGTATCATCGTCAGTCACATCACCTTCGAAGATGGTGTTACCTGAAGAATCATGTACTTCAAACCAGGCTACAGTACCAGCGGCGGTATTAGCATCTTCAGTGATTGCAGAAGCAGTTGCTACACCAGAAGAAGCAGCGCCAAAAGCGGTGCCTGAAAAAGTCAACGTAGCAAGCAGTGTGCCACCGTTTGAAGTATAGAAGTTAAGAGTACCGGCTGAACCGCCCGCGTCAATCAGATCTACTACTGTGTCTGCGATCGTGTTCCGTACCAGAGTTGGGTGTTGAAGAGTCGCCATGAGCTTTTTCCTCGTTTCTAGGTTTAGATTGTAACTTTAAAGTTTTGATTGTTCCGTCGGGTTTTTTAATTTGAATTTCACCAGATAACATTATTTATAAAACCTCGTTTTACACTATTCGAACTTTAAGATTGCCAGGAGCTAGCGCTGTAACTTCGACAGTCGTTGTATTAGCTAATTTCCAATTATAGTCAGTACCAAGTATAGCGCCTTGATCACCAGAATTTCCTGCATAATTTAAAGATACACCGTCAGAAGTTGGTGAAGTAGTAGTACTCGTACTCACAAACGTCATAGCTAAATCTAGTGTAGATCCCGTTGTGATATGATTTGCATCTGTAACTGCTTCAAATTGAGTTTTATCCATTTGATTAGCTGTAACACCTAAAGCCTGTTGAATAGCTTTTTTCTCATCATTTACTGTCGAGTTTACCCAATTTGTGGTTCCGTAAGTATTATTATCATTATATTGCCACGTGCCGCTATTATTTCTCGCGATCGAACGTTCGCCATCTGTATTACTAATTACTTTCCATGTAGTCTTATTATCTATACTATAGCAATAATATATATTAGCGCTTCCTGCTGTTTCTGTCACTGATACACTATTGATATCTGTCCAACCACTAGTATCTATTTGACCACCAGAATTAGTAATAGCAGTAAAAGAACCGGCAGAATATGATTTACCGCCACAATCTTTAACATACATACCATCAGGAGCACCAAACCCACCACCGCCTATCATCTTTGTTCCGTCTCCATGTCTCCAATTAGCACCATACGTCCAACCAGTACTAGTTGTGCCTCTCGTTCCACCTACCCGGGTTATTGATTTTCCGTACCATCGCACAGAACTTAAATCCCATGGAGTGGTACATTCTATTTGATACATATAAGAATTACCATAGTTAGGACGTCTGTAAGTGGAATTTGTATTATAATATTGTCTACATGCTTTAAACTGAGTTCCGTCATCAGAAAATTCAAAGTTCAAAAAATAATATGAATTATTGGCGCTATACGCGTATAACCCGTGATCTGCGTAATCAGTAACAGTAGAACTCGTGTAACTTCCCTTGATCCAGTTATGTACATCTTTCATGCTTACTGTTCTATTAAACGTTCGTGTACTTAAATCCCATGCTGTCGATAAATCCCATTCACCCAAAGTATAATTGTTATTACGATGACTAGTCCAAAGTTTGGTGCCATCTTTTTTCCAACACATCGCTCCGCCAGTTGTATATGTAGGAGTGGTGGCATTAACTGTAAAAGTTGTCCAAGATGAGTATAAAGAATTTGACGATCCTATATTCCATGCTTCGTCGAGAGTATATACGAATATATCATCATCAACGCGATATGAAAATTTTAATCCATCCTCGCTAAACCAAGGATCATATGCGTTTACTACGTTAGGATCAAATGTAAGAGAAGTATTTGTATAACGAGTTCCATTCACTAGATCATATGGATTTTCTAATACTAGCGTTCTAAATTCATCATAGAGGTAAGAAAAATAAACTACATTGTATCCATTATTTGCCCAACATTGTTCGAGAATATCATCATTAACGCTAGTAAATTGAGTATAAGATATTTCATTATTGACAGTTGAGACACCGTTATATATTTGTGAAATAGAGTCCCATTTCATATTATAATAATTTGTGCCGTTATACCCATAGTCAGCGCTGATATCGTATGTTCTAGATTGGTTAGCTATTTCAAATCCTTCTATCTCGCTTTTTACTGCCATTTCATCTAATGACCAGCTTGTTAAAGGATTGGTATTATCAAAAGCATCAAGAAGTTTATAAGAGCCATCAGTACCTGTAATGATCGCCTTACCGCCATTGCCACTTACTATTTTTCCTACATCAGCTGATGTCCAGCTGCCGGCAGATCGATCAAATCTACTTTTATCAGCATGCGCACATGTAAATTTATACATTCTGGTAATATTAGATTGCCATATGTAAATGTTATTACCAGTAGGATCTGATAATATATATCCATATGGATCGTTGTTATGATCGCTAGCGAAAGACCAAGTGTTATCTATCGCATACATCGGATTGTCTTGCAATATATTAACTTGTGTTCTATATGCCGCTGCGACATTAATACGCCAATCTGCGTTACCTGTCCAATTATATGTTGTTCTTTGTTGATTTTGAGCAAAATCAGTATCATAAAAACTGATATTATACAGATTAGTATTATGACCAATATATCTAGTCAAATCTTGACTCAGTACTCCATATTCCCAATAATGACCGAAACCGCCAGCTTGATCATTATTTCGATTATTACTCCAACCTACAAAAATCCGTCTTCCGTCTTCTGATAGTGTAGTATCATTTAATGCGATGAGAGTATCGGTACCATCAGTATCTCCTGCCACGCGCCATATACCATTTAAACCATGCATATACAAATCTCCACCGACCCATGACAACTGATAGATATCACTGCCAGCCTCAGTGGCCATAGCTGTATTGCCAGTACGTGTTAGATTTGAAGTTGAAAGATCCCACGCTGTGCTTGCTGAATATTCAGCAATAAATGGTGTAGTGCCGCTTCTATCTCCTACGACCCATAATTTAGTGCCGTCGCGATTCCAACAAACGTTGTTCTCGGTAGTCATGTAATTTGCATAGCCACCTACGGATGCCCATGCTGATGTATATGTATTTGCATACACCGCTGTACTCGGATCATATGGTGTTGTGCATTGATATGATACATGATATTCGAAATTACTATTTGACAATAAAAGATAATTACCGTCATCATAAAATTGCAGATGTCTGCCAAAAGCTGAACCCGTTTGACCCAAATGTGTTCTCCAATTAGCGAGATCACCAGCGGTATTGGCTCTATTGCCGTCCCACACAAAATTATGTGCTGTTGTCCCTACATTCGCTGAAGTCAAAGTCACACTAGTATTTGCAGCGGGCTTTTCTATATCATAATTAGATCCAGTAGAATTAACATCCCAGCTTGATTCAACTAATCCGTCGACAACTGCTGCTTTAGTTACAGATACAACTGGAATATGGCCGCTGGGCATAGCCGACGACAATGTGATAGCGGCAGTCTCGTTATTTGCAAAAGTTTTTGTCAGTGTGCCTTTTGTTTCTACTTTATCTGTATTGAGATTAGTAAAGTTGTTGTCCATCTCTGTATGTGTAAGAGCTGAACCTTTTCCTGAACGTGTAGTAATCGTAGACATTAACTTAATCTCGTGACTGTTGGTTTGATGAATACTTTGCCATTGAGTATTTCTTCGACGTTTGTGTTACCAGCTTCGTACATCATGACGTCGTAGACATATCGAACATGTTCATCTAAGTTAGTTGTTTGATGTTTTGTAAGGGAAATTGTCATGACTCCGTTCGGCGCATCATTGACAGCAGTTGTAAAATCAATGCTCGTCGTTGACGTATAGGATTTTTTCATCGAAGCGCTGAATAATTTAGTCGAAACATCAAGAGATGCGCCCGCAGAGTCTTTCAAATAGATTTTGAAACTAGCATCTGTGCCTTGAGCGACAGTCAGATCTTCTACTCTCGAAGCCATCGTTGTTCTCTTATAGTTGTTTTATTTATTTATTATTTTCTGAAGCCAACCGCGGAGAGAAATTCATACCAACTGCGATTCTGTCTTCTTTTTCGGACAATGCTGCATAAACTTCATGACCATACCACGATGGAAAAATAATCGCATTACCTTCTACAGGAGGTATAATCATATGTGAGATCCATTGCGGATCGCGATCATCGCCTCCTTTTTGTAATCTTTTTTCAGCATAATGATTTGCAAAAAATGCTAAAGTCGACTCTATTAAATGATGGCCTTCTCTAACAAAATTTATCATTCCTGGATCACCAGTCTTTGGCACTTTTACGTAATAAACACCAGAAAAAAGGCAACCGGGATGTGTATGAAATGAATTCTTTGCACCTAGTTTGTTAGTATTTATCCACGAATTAGACATTTTAATATCTAACTCCATACCCATCACTGAGTTAGCAATATGGTCGACGCCTTCGACTATCCTATCCATAATACGATCATATTCTTCGCACATACCAGTTTTCATTGCGAACTGCCATCCACCGATATTAGATCTCGAGTCGCCTTTGTGTGATTTAGAAGCTAACTCATAAAAATCTACAATCGCTTGATTATCAGGATTTGGAATTTTTATTTCAAAGATACTATCTGACCAAAGATATTGCCTAGATATATGCAACTGATCACTCATAACATGCCTTCAAACGGACTACGAAATATCAATGGATAACTAATAGACAAACGATTTGTTAAAGGTTTAAAATAATGAAACTGTCTCGTAGGAATATAAACCATATCACCTGGTTTCATTGTAACCTGTAGTTGTATATCAAAACTATCGTATAGTTCTTTTCTCTGTTCATCTGACCAGTCAGAATCTACTAAATGATCGAGTAATTGGCATGCTTTATTTTCATATATCGTAACTTCAGATTCACCGTCAATTTGAAAAATAAAGTTAGATGGTATGTCACAGTGTGGACTAAAAGAATTACTATTTTTTAGACCAGCATATAAGTGAGCATGTCCTGAATATTCGCTAATTTGAGCAGGCCAAATACCAAAATTAACATAATGAACATAAAAAGTCTCAAGCAACTGATGAATTAATTTTTTTGCATTTTCATTAAATTCTTCCCAGTTTGTCACTATAAATGTATGATCGTCTTCTAACAATTCTTGAGCAGAAACACAAGGAGATGAATTAAAATTATCTACTTCTTTCCGTATTTCTTCTGTAATTAGATTTAGTTTTTCAACTTGAGTATCATTTTTAATGTTTACAACATTGACTAATTCACCAATATCTTCTATCTTATTTAAATATAAATGATTGCCCACATGTGGTAAACTAAATGTGTCAATCAAAGTATCCCAATCTGCATATTTTTCTGGTTCATCCAGCATATTTTCAACATATACGCCTCTATCGTTGAACCATATATCTTCTCTTAAATCATTAAGTTTCTTTTGATCTATCATCATTTAATTCCACTGTATATTTCGATCTTTTCATGACATACTTACGATAAAATTGATTTGCCGAAGCAATAATTCCAGGCTTTTGTCTTTTTTCTGGAGTCATTATAATTCTATAATCAGCTTTATGTATAGGTATCACGTGCAATAATGGTGTACCAGCTTTAATTGTAAATGTACCTTCTCTTCGAGGAGACATGATCCAATTTAAAGCTCCAAATCGAGGATTATAATCTACTATACCTGGATATATGATAAAATCATCGACAATATCTGAATGATAATGAGGAGGCAATAATAAAAAAGATACATCTCCTTCAGGCATAACTACCCATGGAGAAGTAAAATGAAGTGGTTGTAAACGTGTCACAGTATTTTTATCACCTGGAGGTATACCATCAGTGATATCTGCATTCATACTGTTCGGACTACTGTCATGAACTGGGCAAGGTAATTGTCCGTTCGAAGGACGCATTTTAGTACCACCACCAGCATATGCCATCGTCGCTTTATCTGAACAATATACTTTAAATTCATCCCAAGCTGGTATAATCCATCCGGTATTTTTGTAATCGAAAATACCAGGACAATCGACAAAAGTTTCTTTACCGTGTTTTTCTATTTGTTTCTTTTTATGAGCGCCTTCGACAGCAGCAGCTCTTTGAATGGGATGGATTTCATATAAAGAATTACTTACATCTAAAAATTTTACATCAATTGTCATAATTACTCAATCAAATTTTGGCAATAAATCAAATATAGAATCTGTTCCTTGTTGAACTACTTCTTCTTTGTCTTTCGGTGTTTCTTCTATCATAGTCTCTATAGACTCTTCATAATATATGATAAGAGCTTTTTGTTGATTTATATATCTGCGCAATTCTCCTACGTTTAAGCTCATATTCTCATAGTCTGGAACACTCAATGCAAAAAACACATTAGTACCGCTCTCTTCTTCGAACCGTACGAGAAACTCTTCCATGTTCTCGGGAGTAACAGCGTAAAACTTTACTCTATTCAAAGTCATAGGCTTTGGATGTGGTCTAATAGGAATATCTTTCATGACGTAGTCTGTCTTGACTACAACGGTTGGTTCTACGCTAGCACAACCGCTATTTAGGCTGATCAGCGGGAACAACAGACTCAGCGCCAGAATCGACTTCCAGTTCTGTAAAAATTTTGTTGGTTGCATTGTTTACTCTCGTTTCAATTAGTCCAGGTTTTTGTAGGGTCAGTCGTGTGAGGTCATGACGACGAAGCTTAGCAGCCAATTCGTCTTGATATACTTCAGCTTCACGCGCGCGCTCTTCTAGCTTTGCCATATTCTCTTGAGCGAGTTTATAGTCAGCTTGTAGATTATTGATAGTATTTTGATTAGTCTCAGCTACCATCATTAACTTTGAGTTGCTGTCACGAAGGGTAGCGAGACGCTCTTGTGTATCGGTATAATAATACCACGCGCCTCCACCCATCGATCCAAGCAATAGTAATAAAATCAAATACGGCATATTACTTACCTTTGCTCCATGCTTGTGCGCCAAAGAACGCTGCAACTAAGCCAGCGACTGCAACAAAATAGGTCGGCGCCATATCACCTAAAATGTTTGATGCTTTTTCTAAACCAGCAATATCAGTAGCAACAACCATGGCGGGATAGAACAGCATACCAGCAAGAGAGAACCACGCCATATTTCGTTGTGCGTCTCGCATTGCGTCGGCATCTTCTAGTTCCTTTCTCTTAAACTCCATATACATTTCATGCTCATCTTTACTAACTTTACCGTCGCCATTTGTGTCTGCCGGATGAAAACCTTTTTCTTTTTCTTCTTCGGCCATTTTGTTTCTCCTATTTGGTTTTTATAATGTCATAACCAACTGGATCAACAGTCTTGATCTCCACACTATTCTTATCTACAGTCACAAACTTAAAATGACTATTGGTTATTTTATTTAGCTTTCTGACTGTGTACGTTTTAGGATTAAAACCCATTTTCTTTGATCCGTCTGGTTGTACAACCACTTGATCTGGAAAATAGATAGTAAGCTCGTATTCATCGATGAAAAAAACTACTATCCAATTTTTGAATTTATTCCATACATTCATAGCTTATTAATTCCATGCGCCCAGAAAACGAGAGTTCGTCGTGTGCCACTCGTAATTGGATTTACACGATGTGTAAACCAACTATCAAAAAACGCAACGTCTCCTTTTTCCATTTCTATTTTTTGGTAATCATTACCACTGATATTTATTTCCAATTCCCCGCCTTCATAGTCTTCGGGATCTGATAACATGACAATCCCAGATATTTTTCTATCATATTTTTTATATCCCAATGGAGTGCAATCTCGATGATTTTTATATTCATTTCCTTCTTCGTATATTAAATAATTTATTGCTTCAATAAATTCAATATCATATAAAAATAAATCATAATTAGCTTTGCCTGTCATGTGTGCTATTTTTTGCCAAAGCCACTCTGTATTTTGATCAATAGTCATGTAACCGACTTTATTATTGCGATAGTCGTGAACTTCAGGATCATTATTTTCGGGATCAAAAGTTTGACCTACAGTCATAGCAGGTTGGAAATCTAATATTTTTTCGAAAAATTTAATTCTTTCAAGTTCTTCTTCTTCGAAAACAGATTTCATTACACCGAAATGTGGAAGCAAATGAGGAGGAACAAGTTTTTCATGGATTTGATACATTATAAATCACCTGTAAATAATTATTCAAACGTCAGCATCATACTTCATATTTATAAAGCCTTTTTGGGCTGCATTTGTATTATTTGTGCCTGATCCAACATAGGCTTGTAGAGAGCTTTGATATACACCGCCTACTTCTGTAGCATACACAGTTGCATAAACAGTCGATGGTAAAGCTGGTTGCGTATACGTTCCGGCTGCTGGAGCTGCCGAGCCTGGCGCCCTAAATTGATAATATGTATTTTCGACATTTTGAACATACACAATAGTATCTTCACCTGATGTTCCAGTAAAATATCTCGCAGGATAATCAGTCTGCACATAATACGAGGGTTGTGTATAATCTCGTGCAGGATAATAAGTAGTTCTAGACGGATAATCCGTTTGTAACTGATACGCAGGTTGAAAAGATGTCCGTGAAGGATAATCAGTTTGTAACTGATACGCAGCCTGAAAAGATACACGAGCAGGATAATCAGTATAAGTTGTATAAGCAGGTTGCACTGAATATCTTAATGGATAGTCAGAGTATAAAGTTACATCTGGTTGTGTAGTTGTTCTTCCGGGGTAATCGGTATACAAAGTTGTATCTGGCTGTGTATATGTTCTGCCTGGATATGCTGTATATACAACAACGTTTGGTTGTGTAGTCGTTCTGCCTGGATGATCAGCATAAATTGTATAAGCCGGCTGAACATTTTGCAAAATATAATATGATGCTTGCCAATACGATCTAGCCGGATAAGTTGTATATACTAGATAACCAGGCTGCACCGTATATCGTGCTGGATAATTATCGGCAGTATAATACCACGCATGTATTTGATACCATGCTGCAGCAGTACTATATGCTGGTTGAAAATAGTCTCTTTCTGGATAACTAGAATATGGACCGTATGGCAGATTCGCATATCCACCACCCAATTGGGTGAGATCTGCGACATAATATCCTGAACCGGCGGTATATGCGGCTTGATAATATCCTCTAGATGGATAACTCGCGGCGGGCTGATATATCCATCTGCCGGGATGTTGAAAATATGTAGCATACGCAGGTTGTACTGAATATCTTCGCGGATAAGTCACATAACCATTAGGACCATCAAATTCAGGAATACGCGGTGATGCTAATGCATCTGTATAACTCGCTTGGTAATAGCCTCGCGACGGATACGGTCCCAGATAATATCCTCTCGCAACTCCATCATAAGATGATTCATAAGCTGGTGAAAAATAAGACGTTCCTACAAAAGTATCTGATACATAATAACCTGGCTGAAAATACGATGTTCCTTCATAAAAGCTAGAAGTTTCGTAAGCGGGTTGATAGTAAGATGTTCCTTCATAAAAGCTAGAAGTTTCATATGCAGGTTGAAGGGTATATCTTGCAGGTCTCGCTTGTGATGTTTCGTAGGCGGGTTGCGTCGTGTATCTTTCGGGATAATCAGCATAAACTGAATATGCTGGTTGAGTAGTCGTTCGCGATGGATATGTCGTAACTACATTGTACGCAGGCTGTATATTTTGATAAGCCGCTTGTTGATAAACTCTTGAAGGATAAAGTGTTGTAACTTGATAGGCAGGTTGTACTGCGTTTGGCTGACCTCTACCTCCACGCCCCTCGATTTCTAGAATATGTTTACCATAGGGCAAATCAATAGGAGTATTGCGAGTCGCGACGTCGCGTGATTCGGTAAACGTCTCAGCCCAAGTCCTACTAAAAAAACCTTTGCTACCAGCTGGCATATTTAACTCCTATTACTGCGCCCAACCAGCTTTACGTAATGCAAGTCCACCGTAAATTGTACCATTTACACAATAGAATGTGTAGATGTCTATGCCGCTCGATGATGGAGGCTCTACTCCTTCTGCCCAATATATGGCATCAGCCTCGCCACTTCCTGGCCATTCAATTTCCCATGTACCACCACTATTTGTGACTACAAGTGTTAAAGTAATTGCACCTGTTGTAGGAATATTTTGTAAATCGACACTAAAATTTCCTGTAGCAGTAATTGTATGTACTGAACCGAGAAGAGGATTGAGTGTATATGCGCTAGCTGCGATCGTACCTGCGTATACTGTTTCTCTAAAATAATCTTCTACGTTTAATATTTTTGTACTCACAGTGGTAGAATTAGCAGACAATACTGTTGAACCACCGCATGTAAGTTGAAACTGATCGAGAGCATTAAAATCTAAATGTGTGTCAGTATCTCCGCTATGTACTATCTTTCCGACATGATATGTATTAGCACTAAATGTGGCGCCAGTAGCCGAAGCTGTGATGTCCATGACCGAACCGAAGTCGATCTTTTTACCATTAGATATAGCTACATTGCCCGCAAAAACTGCATCGCCGTCTGATTCCAATCTCAATGCTTGAGTTGCTGCGCTACCAGCTCTGAGATCTAAGTGACCTGCATCTTCTACTAAAGCTCCATATGTAGTACCGCCATCTCTTAAAATAAATGTACCTGCCGAACTATTCGCGATCATTGATCCGGTACTATTTAAATTTAATTGTGTGCTGCTTGCAACTGTATTACCTGAAAGAGTTAAATCATCAACACTAATAGAAGCAATAGAAACGTAGTTAAAGTTGTTTACATCTAGTGTATCGATGAATGCGTTTCCGGGAATATCCAAATTATATTGAGGATTTGTCTTGCCGATACCCACACGATTAGTAGCAGCATCGACAAACAATGTACCCGAATCGACATTTAAATTCGCTCCAACCGACATGTCTCCTGTGACGACTAATCCATCGAGAGTATCAAATTGTTGTGATGTAGATGCCATTTTTTTCTCTTCTTATAATTTGAATATTCCTGATGTGCTCCATGAAATATCTACATTCGAGCCATCAGGTGTAATTGGTAGTCCGTTGATGTTTGTATCCATATATGCAACTAATCTACTCGTTGCTGTGTTTCCTGTGTCTATATAAAATAAAAGAGCTTCACACTCTGTTGTATCTGTGACTGAAACAAATGTTACATCGTCAGCGTCTAATACACCATTTGTCAGAGTCACATTTGTGAGTGTTGCATTCGCTACTACTGTATTTGCTAGCGCGCTGACGTCAGAATAAAACTGATCTGTCGCTGTGTAACTTTCATTATCAGTATTGATGAGTGCAACTTTCAGATTGCCATCATTCAAAGCAGAATCAGACGCACCAGATAGTAATGCTTCTTTGTATTTATCGTATATCGCGTTAGCCATTAGGGTCTTGTCTCAATCTTTAGAACTTTAAATCGATGTATGTTTGTACCAGATGCAGATCCGCATGTAGCTTTTAGATCTATGTGAGTATTATTGGCTGCGACCGATGGAAGAATAACCACATCACTCATATTGTTTTCGACTTCGCCGTATCTTGTGTAGAATATATCAAGATTATCTGTGACGATGATATTGATTTCAACTGCGTAACCTGAATCGGCATCTGCTAAATCTTCACCATGAACAAAATACTTGAATCCTTGAGTTTGGCCAATCGGGAAACTATCGATCACTGTTGCAGAAGTTGTCGTTACATCATCACCAGTACCTGTAAATGCTACACCGTTTGCTTCAAGCGCGCCAACTTCGAGGTTTAGAATCGTAGCAGTATTCGATACGTTAATATCATTGAAGTATGCCCAATCCCATGGCTCGGCTAATGAACCAACATTCGATTGATTACTTGAAATGAGATTCGTGTCTAGCTTACCATTTACACTGACACTGTGAGTACCTACAGAACCGAGATCTACATTGCCATCAATCTGTAGACTATCGCCCTGTACTTTACCTGTAACATCGATACCAACATTCGTTGTTTCTAATTTTTTCTGTGCGTTGTAATATAACTGTACCGAAGAACCGGACACCAGATGAATAAAATAATCACCAGCTGTCGTTTGAATATGTATGTTATTAGAAGATATATTTAAATCATCACCGCCTAAGGTTTTTATATTAGATACATTGGTATCATGGTAAATTTCTAGCGCGCTAATTGCTGGAGAACCAAAAAATAAACTTTGGACTTCAGAAAACACCATTCTGCTTTCAGAATAATCCCACAAAACACCTGGATTCGCAGTGTTGCTATAGAAGTAAACGTCTTCTTCAAACGTGGCTGTTGAGCTGGCACGTAATGTATCGGTATCAGTCAAACCAGTGACATCGATACCCATATTTGTAGTGATTAGCTTCTGATCACCATTATAGTGTAGTGATGCACCATTGCCAGCGAAACCGCAGAAATATGCTAGCCCATCAGTATCTTGAATCTGCATATTATTCGCTTGTACAACGAAATCACCTGTACCAGATTCTTTGATATAAGATACATTATTAGAAGAATCGTGGTACATTGTCAAATCTGCAGATGTACCGAGAGTGATGTAGTTATCATCATCGAAGTTGAGTGTGTTGGCTGATTTATCCCATGTTAGTGTAGGATTACCAGTTGAACCTTCAATATTGATATCGTCTTCAAATAAAGAAGTACTACGTACTCGTAGAGTATTAGTATTAGCTAGATCTGTAATATGGAATTGATCATTATTTGCTACAGCAACTGGAGTATCATCAGGAGAATAAATAATAGTACCAGTTCCATCGATACCTTCAAGATATCGAGAACCATCAGTAGCTCTCGCTACTAAATTAGTTGCTTCGATATAAAGGTTACCAGTGTTTGCCTCTGTGATATAGCTATGAGAGCCATCATGCTTGATAGTCAGATCATTTCCATCACCCCAGACAACTGGAGTATCGTCTCTGACATAGAGTGTATTAGCTGATGCATCCCACGAGATATTATTAGAATCGAGACCAGTAGATCCATCGAAGTTGGCATCTGATTGAACCCGTAGAGTGGTGGTGTTCGCTTCACCATAAATCTCGACACCGTCTGGAGAATTATCTGCATCAGATGCACTGTCGATAGTCGATAGTCTTTCTGTTCCAGCAGCGAAAAGTGCAACTTCGTTTTCTCCAGTTGCATTAGCAGTCATGTAATGAGTACCACGACCGATGTTAGTCAGCTCGAATCCTTGATTAACTTCGATATACAAATCACGATCATCGGCTTTGATATAAGAATCAGAGCCATCGGTAAACATCTGGAACTTATAAGTGGTCAGATCTTGTGTGCCGTCGTAAGTAGTAGAGCCACCCATCAAGATCTTATTATTGTCGAAGATTACAAGATCGTCTTCGAGTATAGCATCACCATGTACAGTGACACCGTATGAATTAGTTGTGAGGCGAGCTGCATTATCCCAATAGAGTACAACTTCTCCATTGAGATTGGCAGTCATCATATTTTCGCCGCCAGTTTCTGTTCTTAACTCGTAGCGATCAGTAATCAGATTGAGGTTTGCAGTCGAACGAATATCTTGTACATCTGTGTTAGAGTACATTCTACCACCAGTGTAGAACATCTCCATTTGACTTGTACCGCCCCACTGTTCAGCATTAGAAGAACCGCCGAACGTAGCACGAATATCATTGTTGAAGCTGAGTACAGTATTAGCATCATCCCATTGCAGATCGGGATTTGTATTAGAACCAGATCCGACAAATCGTACGTCATGTCTTGCTTCAATAAAGTTTTCTACGATCAAACCATATGTAGAATTAACATATACTTCGACTGATTGCGGAGTAAACGTGGTATTAGATACTACGTAGAGAGTATCAGTAGTAATATTATTTGTATTAGGATCCCAATTACCACCACGTAGTCCGCCAAAATCACCATTGGCAAAACCTGGTGTACTATTTCCGAATGTGTTATCATCTGATCCATCAAATAGACCGTTGTTGAGAACGACCATTGTATTTGAAGTAAACTGACCAAAGAGAGTAGCATTGCCAAAGGTCATCGAACCACCTGGCAATGAGTTTGCTGTCATGACCGATGTTGCACCAGAAACAGTGTCGCCTCTGATTAGCTCGATAATGTTATTAGTTTTGAGTAACCAATCAGCGAAAGTATTATTAGCGGTATCGAGTTGGTCAAATCCAGACAATAATGCCATTTCTTATCCTACTATATGTTTTAGAAGTATCTGTTTTATATGTGCGACTTCGGATTCAAGAGAGTCGACCCTATCTTTTAATTCTTTTTCTCGATATACCCTTTGTCTAGCCATCTTATATGCGTCTAATTCGCGGGTATTAGTATTTATAAATGCGCCTTCTGATACACGTTGAAATTCTTCATTGTCTATCATGCAGTGACTCCGATCACTCTGATATCATCGATCTTCGGAACAACTCTTCGCGCTTCGGATCTCAATACTACTTTGATCGCTACGTTATTATATGTGTCAAACAAAGCTCCAGCCTCATTAAAATATCTAATGATTCCATAATTATCTGGGTTTTTGAATGCACTATGATCTGACACAAGTGTATCAATCTTAAATCCACTTCCTTGTAGATTTACATTCGCTACAGGATTATTGAATGTGATTTCTCCAGATGTTGAATTAGCACTACTTACCATATGCAATTGGTAGTTATTCTCAAAAAGAGGACTGTAAATTCTTAAAACATCTCCGGCTGACAATGCTGCAATTTCAGCAGTATCAAAACCTACACCAGCTACAACCGCATTGCTTAATTCAGTAACAAATGTACCAGTCAATGTACTTGCAGCTGCCGGAAAGCTTGGGAAAGTATATTCATATTCTTTAAAGTCATACAAATTTTCAGTATCACTATAGTTAGGATTAATATCTCCACCAACAAATGTCAATTTAGTCCAATGCTTATCATCAAACGCTTCAGTATCAGAATTATTAATTATTTTTGCATACACATCAATCTCTGTAGTTCGAGGTCGATACGCGCTTAAGATAACTCTGATATCTTCGGCAGCTGATTGCGGTCCAAGCTTCAATGTTTTAGAGATCCACCGCGTATTTGCACTACCTGTATTTAAATGCTCATTCGTATTGTTATTATTAATATTCCATCTATGACAAATCATATTTAACTTCGACAAATCTAGATTTGGAGACATATATGATCGTGTGGAATCTCCCAAATATTGATAATTCAAATTGATTTGTGCAGATCTATAAGAGTTATTCGCCAAATAAATGTCTGTTTGTTGTACTTCAGTCGATGTAGACATGATAGTTCCATCATATTCTCTTACAAAGTTTGGAATATTAAGATAGAAAATATTGTCTGTCGTACCAAGATAATAATCTCCTGGTGTATTCTCATAAGAAAGATTATATGAAGTAGACGGTTTGAATTGCGGTTGTATTTCTGCTTTCCAATCTGATCTAAATACCGATACGGGTAAATCATCTACTGAAGCTACAACCGCAGTTGTGCCAGTTTCAGCACCAACTACTGTATCAGATGCAGCAAAAATCATATTATTATATGACACATACTCTTTTTGATTTACAGATGAATTACGTAGACGCAATCTTTTATTATAATAATCATAATATTCTACTTCGCCTACTACAGTCTCTTTTAAAGTGCCACCAGATACAGTATGCAAAGCAGCTTCTTCTACGTATAAGACAGTTTGTGACGAAGTAGTACCAATAGATCTATCTACAGTGAATACTTGTTTGATAGTTGTATCTGTAGGATGCGTGACGACTATTTTTCTATTGTTTGGTATAGTAGAAAAATTTGTACCTACACCTACTATTTTCTTTTTACCAGCAGTAATCGATACTGTTCCAGTAATATTTGTAGTGTCTTTAAACACTAATTCACCTGCTGCCCAACTAGCATCAGCGGTAGTCAGAGTCAA